CTAACATCTCAGAAACACTCGTATGATTATACCATTTAGCATCATCACTTACTGATACAGCACCATCATCACCATAAGTGACTGCATTCACATTTTTAAAAAATGAATCACACTCATGTTCTGGATTTAAAATGTAATAACAATACATCAAGTAAAGAATATTTACTAGACAATTAATTATTACAGTCAGAGGATTACCCGAAGGATTACCTCCCATAAATGAAACTAAAGTTCCATTGAAGTCGGTCATTGCAAAAGCAGTATCATATGCTATACACATAATAACTTTTACATCTTCTTCAGAATATCCGGCCGCTTTACAAATGTCTGATAAAATTTCAAACGCTCCTAAAACTGCAATAGGGGGCATACGTTTATCGAATTTCCCATAATCACCAGCAAATTTATTTGGGTGTTTATTAAGAAAATCAAATAATTGTTCCCATTCTAAAGAATGACAATTAACTCCTGGCATACTCATAAAAATAAACCTATTTTTCTGAATGAGACGAACAGTACTAAGTAAAAACATTCTAACTACAAGACTCCAATCAATTGGAGCACCAGCAAATATACGAATTTTACCCATTTCCGCTTTTTCAAAGGACACAGGTTCATCTTTAACAGAGCCAGTAAAAACTGGATGATACCTTTGACCTGATTTATAAAGAGTCAAAATATTTTCAACCCTTTCACAAATTTCAGCATTAGGCATAACAGCATCTTGCCAAATACCCTCACCATCACAAGCATTAAAATAAAATTTTTTACTTTTAGAGAAAGGAGCACCGGCACTGGTAGATCTATTAATAGAATCTATAAATTTCACACCAGGAAAACCATTAACTGCAGTTTTCAAATCATATACTATAACCTCAGCTAAATCTTCTTTAGAAATATTATCTAAAAAATGTTTAGAAAGAGATTTGATACATTGATCAAAAATAGCAGGTTGAAGACCATCAATAGGTCTGACTAAATCAGCCGCAGCTAAATACCATGGATGCCACGTACCTAAGGTAGGGGCAGTATGCTTTAAAACATATCCGTCATCTTGTAATTGCTTACAGATAATGGATTTAGTCACAGCACTGGATCTACGTGGTCTAAAACCAGTAAATCCACCATGAACTTCAGCAAATCCTTCCCTTAAATAAATAAAAGGAGATTTATGATGAATTTCACCTAAAGGTCTTTCAATACCTTCAGCATTTAATCTTGGTTCACCAGGACTAATAGGATTATGATCTAAACCATTACAGACGTCCATAACAATATCTTGAGGTACAAAAGTACTTGCAACAACTTGGGAAGCACTACCTAAGCAATGAATTCCAAAAATAGCAGGCCCATATGCCGTATTGACAATTAATGGAGAACCACAATCACCATTGCGTGTTAAAATGGAACTTTTACCTACAAAAGTACCTTGAGTAGGTTGTAACCATTCATGCAAAGGTTTCATATTGTATTTAACATTCTCAACTTGAGATTTCACAA